ACCAGATCCAACTATGAGAGATACTACTCAAAATAGAACATATCAACAACCAACTGGTCCTGAATGGCATAAAGGTATTGCTTTTGATATGTCATCTAATATACCAGATCCAACTATGAGAGATACTACTCAAAATAGAACATATCAACAACCAACTGGTCCTGAATGGCACAAAGGTATTGCTTTTGATATGTCATCCAATATTCCAGATCCAACATTAAGAGATACTATTCAAAATAGAACATATCAACAACCAATTGGAACTGAATGGCGTAGAGGTATTGCTTTTGATATGGCATCTAATATTCCAGATCCAACATTAAGAGATACTACTCAAAATAGAACATATCAACAACCAACTGGAACTGAATGGCATAAAGGTATTGCTTTTGATATGGCATCTAATATCCCAGATCCAACAATGAGAGATACTACTCAAAATAGAACATATCAACAACCAACTGGAACTAATTGGCATAAAGGTATTGCTTTTGATTTTAAGACTAATATTCCTGATCCAACTATGAGAAATATGACTGAAAATAGAACATATCAACAACCAACTGGAACTGATTGGCATAAAGGTATTGCATTTGATTTTAAGACTAATATTCCTGATCCAACTATGAGAAATATGACTGAAAATAAAACTTATCAACAACCTGCTGGTCCTAATCAAATTAAGAAAGGCGTTGCTTTTGACTTTAAGACTAATATTCCAGATCCAACTATGAGAAATATGACTGAAAATAAAACTTATCAACAACCTGCTGGTCCTAATCAAATTAAGAAAGGAGTTGCTTTTGACTTTAAAACTAATATTCCAGATCCAACTATGAGAAATATTACCGAAAATAATACTTATCAACAACCTGCATTAAGAAATGAAGGTAAAAAAGAAAGACCAAGAGATGATGCAATTAATTCTTTAGTTAATGTTGCTCGTGATCAATTAACTGTTATTAGAGATGGTGGTATGCCTACTCCTTCTAATTATGAAAAAATACCTACTTATGAACATACTTTGGTTGAAATGTGCGAACCTATACAAATTAATAGAGAATTATATGGTAATATGTATGGACAACGACCTTTACAATGTATTCCTACTATGTACACTAGAACACCAAATCAATTACCCCAAGAAAGTTGGAGATTTGATACTTGTGTAACTGAAAATCTTAAAACTAATCCTTTCATTAATAATACTCAGCATAAGTCAGTTGATTATTAATTAATTTTATTCTTCTAAGAATAAAATTAATTAATAATTAACTGACTTCTAATTAATAATAAAAATTAAACTTGTTTAATTTTTATTAATTTCAAGTCAGTTGATTATTAATTAATTAATAATCAACTGACTTCTAATTAATAACAAAAATTATACTTGTATAATTTTTGTTAATTTCAAGTCAGTTGATTATTAGTTATTTTTAATTCTTAAGAATTAAAAATAACTAATAATCAACTGACTTCTGATAAGTATTTTATTGTATAAAATACTTATATCAAGTCAGTTGATTATTAATTAATTTTGTCAATATATTGACAAAATTAATTAATAATTAACTGACTTCTAATTAATAACAAAAATTATACTTGTTTAATTTTTATTAATTTCAAGTCAGTTGATTATTAGTTAATTTTGTCAATATATTGACAAAATTATTAATTATTTTATTTTTAATTCTTAAATTAAAAATAAAATAATAATTAGATAATATTAGAAATTTTATTATTTTTATGATTAATAATAAATTGATTAATATCAAATTTTTCAAAAACACTATCAAAAGATTTAACAACAATATTATAATAATTTTCAATAAGTCGTTTAGTAATAAATTTATAAGCATCAAATATTTGATTTTTAGTTTTTGCTCCAATAATAATAATAGCACCACTTTCAAATACAAATATTGAAATTTTTTCTTTATTTTTATAATTAAATTTAATATTTACACAAGCATGAATAATTGGTTCAAATACACAATTTATTTTTTCATCTAATAAAATTTTATATAATTTTTCTCTATTAACCTGAAAACCAATATCAAAATTACTATTAATCATTCTTATTTTAACATCATTTATTTTATTAATTACTACATTATCTGGTTTTGTAGTAAATGTTTTTATAATTATTTTATTTGAAATAGATGGATTTATTATTCCTTTTACTTTTTTAATTTCATTACATAAAGTTTCTAATCCTTCTATACATGAATATAATCCATCACAACCAGTCATTTGAATTGAACCATTAATAAATATTTTTATATTAACTATTTTATCATTTGATGTTTTTATACCTATAGTTACTTGATTATAAAAACTTCTTTTTGTTTTCTTTTTTTTATTTTTTTTAATATTATTTAATAATGAACGATGATATTGTTTTCCATCAATACTTTCATAATTTATATTAACAACATTATTTTTTAAATCAAAATATTTACCTATATTTTCAACATTAAATTCTGTATCAAAATTGCAAGTCATTGTAATAGTTGAAATTTTTATATCTTTTGGTAAATCTTCTAATTTTTTAAATTGTTTAAATTTAGTTAATAAGTCCTTATTCATCAAATACATTATAGATATTATTTATTATATTTAAACTATTATAACTAAAATAATTTAATTTCAAACTTTTATAGAATAAATATCTACAATAAATATATATATATGGATAAAAATATTTTTCTAAAACATGAAAATACAACAAAAATAACAAATTCTTTAACTGATGATAATTTTAAAATTTATAATAACAAATTAGTTAATACAGAAATAAATAATGAACTGTATAAAAAATATAAATCTGATATTAATAATATCATTCAGGAAAATAATATTAATATTATAACTGATACTGAACTATTAAATAAAAAAATTATAGATATTCATAATAATATGTTAGATTCTGATTATATACCAAATTTTTCATATACTGAAACTCAAAAAGGAGGTAATTTATATGATATTTCATATGAAATTCCATTTAATTTTAATGATAGTAATACAGAATCCATTTCAATAAAAGAAGAACGAGCAAACAAAATCAAACGAGAATTATTAAAATTAAATAAAGAAATTGGATTACCAAATACTGAATTTTTTAACACGGAAAAAAAGTAAAATAAATTTAAATAATTAATTATATAATGTCAAAAACAATATTATCATGGGATATAGGTATTATAAATTTAGCTTATTGTATTATTGAAAAAAATAATAATGAAATAAATATTAAACAATGGAATAAAATTAATATATTAGAAGAAGAATCAAATACATATATACCAAAATGTATTTGTAAAAAGAAAAATAATATTTGTTGTAATAAAAAAGCAATGTATTATTCATTAGATGGAGAACATAAAATTTATTATTGTGGTTCTCATAAAAATACATATATACCCAAAAATATATTATTTAATGACATTACTGATAATATAAATTGTGATTATACTACATCAGTAGCATGTAAAAAAAAAGCAAAATTTCAAATTAATAATAACAATTATTGTTTAAGTCATAAAACTATTATAGAAAATAGATTAAAAAAAGAAATTGAGTTAAAAAAAATTAAAAAGAAAAGTAGCACTACATTTGAAATACAATATTTAGCAGAAAGAATATATAAAAAATTAGATGAAATACCTGAATTATTAAAAGTAGATAAAGTATTAATAGAAAATCAAGTAGCATTAAAAAATCCTAAAATGAAAACAATGTCAGCATTTTTATATGGTTATTTTATTATACGAGGTATTGTAGATAAAGAAAAAACAAATAGTATAATTTCAATTGTTAAATTTAAATCTGCATCTAATAAATTAAAAATAAATGAAGATAAAACAATAGAAACTTTTAAAAATACAAAACAATCAAAACATAAAAAAATAACTAAAGATTTAGCAATTGAATATACAAAAGTATTATTAAAAGAAAATGATGAAAATAGTAAATATATTATTCTAAATGCAAATAAATGGTTAGATTTTTTAAATACACATAAAAAACAAGATGATTTAAGTGATTGTTTATTACAAGGATATCATTATTTATTAAATAATTAATTATTTTTATAATTAATTAATTATTTTTTCTTAACAAAACCAATTGTATCTAATAAATTATTTTTAGTATGTGGTAATGGTTTAGATCTTTTTAAAGATAAATTATTATCTAATTTATCATTTTTATTTGATTTTATAAATGTTTTATCTTGTAATATCTCTTCAATCATTGGTATTATTGGCATCATTGGTGGTATTAAAAATCTATAATCCTTTATACATGTTCTGTTATTTTCTCTATATTTTTCAATCGTTAATACTCCTCCAAATTTTATTAATGTCTCTCGTGGTGGGGCTATCTTAATTTCATCATTTGTATTATATATCATATTGTTTAATTTTTTCATCAAAAAATATCTCTCCCATACTTTATAATCTTGCATATTTATATTATATGCAGCTGCACAATTATAACTACAAAAACATCCATATACATAAAATTTATTATTCTCATATTTTTCTGGTATAAAACATGGCATTGTATCAAAATTATAAGTACACCACCAACATGCTATATTTGTTTTTTCTAATACTATCGATTTATTATCTTTTATATCTATAAAATTTATATTCATTTTTGTTACTCTCTTCCCATATGTATCTTGGGTATCTGTATCTATACTATCTTTTAATCTTAATATTTCTTGTTTTAAATCCTTTATTAAATTTTCTTGTTCTTTTATTTTTTTCTTTAATTCTGTATTACTATCATCTGATGATGATATATTATCTGACATATCATTTATTGTAAATATATTATTTGTTGATGATCGTTCTGTCTTTTTTATATCTGTATCACTCTCACTACTATTAAATTCGTCACTATCATCATTATTATTATCTATATCTTTTTTATTAATTGCTAAATGTACTATTATTTCATCTTCATCATGTTCATCTATTGATAATTGTTTCTTTGATATTGTTTGTAAATTATCATTATCTTTTGATTTTCTACCCTTTTTTTTATTTTCTATTGTGGATATATTCATTGATTCATTCTTCTTTGGACGTCCTCTTTTTCTTTTATGTTGAGAATTATAATCATTTAATTTTGATAGTATATCTAACTTATTCATAAATATATATTAGTAATTAGTCTTTATATATATAAAGATTTTAGTATTAAGAAAATTTAAAAAACAATTTTTTTTAATATATATAAATAATATATGGATAAACAAGATTATAAAAATATTCTTTATTTAACAAAACAAATAGGTTTAAATAAAGTATTGACTGATAAAAATATATCTGAAAATATGTCATTGAACAAATTTGTTAAATTACATGGTTCAAAATCTCAACAACAATTAAATTCCTTATATAATCAATATTTAAATTTTAAATATGGTGGTGATCCTTCTGGTCCTTTTGGAACTAATCAAGATGATCTATCTAAAGCACTCGCACAAATTCAAGATCAAGATGCTGTTAAATTATTATTAAAAGAATTAGAAAAAAAATCTGATATCCCTAAACCTGATGTCCCTAAACCTGATGTTGTTAAAGAAAAATCTAAAATACCTGAATTAAGTGATAAACAAAAAGAAGTTATGGGATTATTAGCAGTATTAGGTTATGGTTTATTAAATAATTATTTAGCAGGTAAAAATATTTTACCTAAGAAAGATGTTAAACAAGATGTTAAACCTGAATCAGTACCAATTTTAACTCAACCACAATCATTTTATTTACAAGCATGTAAATATTGTGAAGAATGTGAAAAATATAAAAAATATTTATCGACTACTTTATTAAAAAAATAAAAAATAATAAAATAAAAAATAAATATTTATTTTTTATTCTATTCTAATACCTTTCCGTTTTCTTCTTTTTTGACTTCCAATTGATATTACACTCCCAACTGAATTATCATCATCATTTAAATTGATTTTTGATGATGTTGATGAATTACTTATATTCTTTATATTTTTATTAATTATATTATCTATATCTGGATTTAATTTTACTGATGATCCTTCATATGAACTTAAATCATCACTTTTATTATCTTCTTTTAATTGTTTCTTATGTTCTAATATTTGTTTTTGTCTTAATATCTCCATCTGTTCTTGTTGTTTCCTCATACTTGATGGTATTATTGGAGGACTCATTACTGGTTGATTATTTGTCTGATTATTTCGTTGTTGATTATTTTGTTGTTGATTATTTATTGTTGTTGGTCTTATTATTTGTGGTATTTGACGATTTTGTATTGTTGATTTTGTATCTGATACTTGTTGTTGTAATTTATTCTGTAATTCCGCTAATTTTTGCTGTTTTTGAAATACATTATTCTGTCCATATGCTTGATATTGCTGATTTTGTAAATTATTCATCCTATTTTTATATTCTTCTTCTTGTTTTTTTAATAATTCTAAATCTTTCGCTTTTTGTAATGCTATTTCTTGTTGTTTTAATAACTCTTTTTCATATATGTCATTTGATTGATTCATTTGTCGCATTTTATCTGCTTGGGCTTGTTCTCTTAATTTCTGTGTTATATCTGGATTATTATCTAATGTTTGTCCTAAACTTGGTAATCCACTCATAAATGATTTCTGTAAATGGAATTGCACTGCACTACCTCCTATCATAAACATTAATGTTAATTCTGGTGGTAATTTCTTTCCTGCTTTGAAATATTTCTCGTATAAATCACCAAATACATCATAATAATCCTTTATATCTCTGTTCATTTGACTACTCCACCCATCTAAATGAAAATCAAATGGATTATAATTCTCATTCGCCATTTCTATCCCCCAACATAAATTTAATAATGTATTACTCATCCATTTAATTTTATTATGTTTATCTCTTATACTTTTATGTAATTCATATTCAAATCTCATTGCTTTAATATCAGAATTCATATTATAAACTTGTGATAATTTAACATTGTATTGATTTACTAATTCACCTAATTTCCTTAACATATCTAATTTTGCTAAATTTTCTTCTTCTTTTGTTTTAAATTCAGGTTCAGATTCACTATTTTTATGTTTATCCTCTTCATGTTTATCATTTGTTGTATTAAAAAAATCTACTTTTGGTTTTTCTGTATTATTATCTTTCTCTTTATCATCATCTTTTAACATATCATTTATTGATTCTGTTAATTTTGTATGTTGATAATAATTATTATTTGATTTTGTATATGGTTTTATTTCAGAATCATTCACTAATTTCTCTTTATTTGCTAAATATCCTACCATCATATCTGTTTCTGTTGTCTTTAAATTTTCTATTTGTTTTAATAATTCATCTTGAACATTATTATCATCATTTGTTTTTTTTTGTATATCGTCTAATGTTAAATCATTCTTATTTAATAAATAATGTTTAGATTTACTTGAATCTGAATTGTATCCATTTTTAAAATTATTCTCGGATTTCATATGAATATAGTTTTATACTTTTAATAAGAAAGTTATTTTTATATACTTACGCAAATTTTTTAATTATTTTTTTTAATAAATATAATTTATGTAAATCATATCTCATTTCTTCAATATCAGAATTCATATCATGCACTTTTGGTAATTTAAAACCGCACTGATATAATTCACATAATTTTCTTAATATATCTAATTTTTCTTCTTTTATTTCAGATTCACTATTTTATAATTATCATCTTTTTTTTCTGTATTATTTTCTTGATAATTATTATCGTTAGATTTCTTTTTGGATTTCATAGGAATATAGTTTTTTATTTTTAATAAGTAAGTTATTTTTATATACTTTACTCAAATTTTTAATTTATTTAAATTAATTTTATTATTTAATATATATATATATAATTATGGACCTTAATTTTTCTAAATCTTATGATAATGCTGTTGTTGCTGTAGTAGTTGCTTTATTTGTTCTACTTTATGGACTCCATTTAGCTCGTCACCCATTACCTCCTGTTTTACATAATTTATTTAATAATTTATTATTTAGAGTTGTATTCTTAGCATTAGTTGTTTATTATGGATTACGCAAATCTCCAACTGTTTCTATTACTGTTGCTTTATTATTTGTTTTAACCTTACATTATCTTAATGAAAAAGAAATGTTTGATGATTTAAATTATATTAATTAATTATTTGTTTATTTTGCTTAAGCAAAATAAACAAATAATTAATTAA